TGCAGGCCAGCCCTGCGGTTTGCCAAAAGGTGTACCGCGCGCGGCCGGACAGCATCCCGGAAGACCTCGACCAGGCTGTCAATGTTCAGTGGGAGCAGGGGCTCGCCGGCTTCGGCGCGATCCGCGGCGCACCGATCGACTGGACCACGAAGATCTCCGTCGACTGCTATGCACGCAGCCGGACCGATACGGGCGATGTGGCTGTGGATCCGCTCCTGGCTGCCGTGTTCGAACGTCTCGCCGAGGACACGACTTTGGGCGGCCTCATCGCAGACTTGAATGTCGCGGGCATCGAGGCGGAGAACGCCGCCGACGCGAAGAAAACCGGGTGGGTCCGTCTCACGTACATCGCCCAACATCGAACCGACAACGGAACCCTTAACTGAAATGGCAACGATCCAGCAAACCAATACCTCGAATGCCGGCACCTCGGCACGCGTAATCCCGACGCCGCCCGGCGGCGGTTCCTGGACCTTCGACGAAGAATCGTGGAAGTGGGTCTCGAACGATCCAGCCTCCGATCAGCCGGCAGATGCTGGCGATGACGTCGTGAACAAGAACATCGAACAGGAGTAACAACCATGGCACGTTATATCAAGAACACCCTGATCGTCGCCAAGCTCGAAACCACGCCTGGTACCGACGCTGCCCCGACTGGCGCGGCAAACGCGATTCTGGTCTCCGATATGAGCATCACGCCGCTCGACGCCCAGAACATCGATCGAAATGTCGTCCGCGGCTACTTCGGTGCCAGCGAACAGCTGGTCGGCCCGGCCAGTGTCAAGGTCAGCTTCACTACCGAGCTGGCCGGCTCGGGGACCGCCGCCACTGCGCCGGCCTGGGGCGTGCTGCTGCAGGCATGCGCAGCAGCCGAAGGTCTCCTGTCCACCCCGGCCCGGGTCGAGTACACGCCAGCGTCCACGAATCTCAAGACGCTGACCATGTATTACTACGACGACGGCGTTTTGCACAAGTTGGTGGGCACGATGGGCAGCTGCAAGCTGTCCGCACGGGTGGGCGACCGTCCGACGCTGCAGTTCGACTTCACCGGCCTCGACGCTGGCGTCAGCGCCGCAAGCGATGCCGGCACCTTCACCGCGTGGAAGAAACCGGTGGCGATGACCAAGGCCAACGTGGTCGATATCACGCTCGGCGCCTCCTACGCCACGGGCGCTCTTACCGGCGGCACGACGTATTCGAGTACCGGCATCGATATCGATTTCGGCAACTCCGTCAACTTCACGCCGTTGCTGGGCGCCGAGACCGTCGATATCACGGACCGCGACTCGACCGGCTCGACGGAACTGGATCTGACAGCGGCGCAAGAAGTCACGATGACCGCCACCGTGAAGGCAAACACGACCCAAGGCCTGGGCATGACGATTGGCACCTCGGCCGGCAACAAGATCATCCTGTTCGCGCCGGCAGTTCAGCTGCTGGCACCGAAAAAGGTCGAAAAGAACGGCCGTCGCCTGATCGGCTACGACCTGCGCTTCATTCCGGTCAGCGGTAACGATGAATGGCGCATCGTCACCCAATAACCTGATAACTCCATCAAGAAGGCAAAACTAAATATGGCACTGAAACTCATTATTCGTAAAAAGCTCCGCGTCCCGGTCAAAGGCACGCTCAAAGACGAAAACGGCAAGCCCGTCAATTTCGACTTCGTCCTGCTGTGCGAGCGCCTCACCCAAACCGAGATCGACGAGGCCGTCAAGAATAAGGACGAGTCCGTGAAGGAATTCGTGCAGCGCGTCACAAACGGCTGGGAAGACGTGCTGACCGAAAGTGGCGAGCCCCTGCCGTTCGACGCCGACAACTTCGCTGCAGTGCTGGAGCAGGCCGGCTTGCCGGTCGTTTGCTACCAGTCCTACCTGAAGGAAGTGGGCGCGGTTGTAAAAAACTGAAGGAGGCTGCGCGTCTTTTGGCGCGCGGCCATCTGCAGATTGAATCGCCCAGTGAACAAAAGGGCGATGACGCGGTAGCAGAAGCGGCAGCGGCGTTCGGACTCTACTGTGAAGACGAAATCGTTGTCAATGATGACGAGTTCTGGCTGTGGCCCGAAAACGAAGAAGCGTTCTGGTTGTGGTGTGCGATTCAGACGCAGTGGCAGAAGGACATGGAACGGCGTGTAGGGCTCAACTATGCCGGCGTTGAGTCATGCATGCGGATGCGCGGGATTAAAAAGAAAGATCGTCTGCAGTTCTTCGCATTGATGCAGGCAATGGAATATGCCGCACTGGACGTGTGGTCGGAAAAAACATAAGCGAGCGCGCAAATGGCTTTTACTCCTGGTTCGGGTGCGGTAATCAGTTTTGTCGTTGAAGGCGCGGATGCGGCACAACGGCAGATCGGGGGTATCGGAGCGTCGATCAATGAATTGTCGAGCGAGGCCAAAAAGTCCTTGGCTGAACTTGCCGCATTCGCCGGTGTAGGCCTCAGCTTGGGTGCCCTGGCCGAGCAGGTGTTTAGCGCTCAGCGCGAGTTCGACAAGCTGAACGCATCTCTGATAACGGCCACCGGCTCTACCGAAGCGGCCGCACAGACATTCAAGTCTCTTCAGGATTTTGCATCTTCGACACCGTACAGCGTCGCCGACGCGACGGAAGCATTCGTCAAGATGAAAAACTTGGGTCTGGACCCATCCGAAAAGGCCTTGCGCTCGTATGGCAACACTGCCGCCGCGATGGGCAAGGATCTCAACCAGATGATTGAGGCCGTGGCAGATGCATCGACAGGTGAGTTCGAGCGGCTGAAAGAATTTGGCATTACGGCATCGCAAGCCGGCAACAAGGTTGCACTCACGTTCAAAGGAACGACCGTCACCATCGGTAAAAACGCCGATGAGATTCAAGCTTATCTTCAAAAAATTGGTAACACGGATTTTGCCGGCGCGATGGCAATGCGCGCCGCTACGCTCGATGGGGCAATCAGTAATTTGAGCGACAAGTGGTCTGCGTTTATGTTGCAGGTGTCCCAATCTGGACTTGGCGATGCGGCCAAATTCGGCGTCGGGGTCCTTGCCGATAACTTGACGGCACTGGCCGGCGCAGTCGCGACCGTCGCCGCGGCAAGGCTCGCTTCCACGATTGACGGATGGGTCGTAGCTACTCGCAAGCAAATTGCTGAAACCGTAGCAGCTCGCACCGCGAACATTGCCGCCGCTGAGGCCGAGGTCGCGAGCACGGCAGCAAAGGCGGCGCAGCTCGGCGCAACGCAGGCCATGATCGTGGTGGCCCGAGAAGAGGCTGTCGCGAAGCTGGCGAGCGCGAACACGAATATTGCCGCTGCTCAGGCTGCTGTCGCGGCGGCAGAGGCGGCGGGCGCCCAGAGCTTTGCTTTGCGCACGGTCCGTCTTGCTACGGCCGAATTGCAGGTCGCTGAAGCGCAGCGCGCCGCGATGCTGGGTGAGCTCGCCATCCTTGGCCGTCAGCAAGCGGCGGTGTCCGCCCAAGTGTCTACCGCCCTTGCTGCGCAAACAGCGGCCCAGACAGCGCTGTCCGGTGCGACGGCTGCCGGTGGCATTGCAGCCAGCGCGGGTGCGCGTGCGATGGCTTTGCTTGGCGGCCCGATCGGTGCCGTCGTCACCGTCCTCGGCCTGGCCGCTACCGCGTGGACCTGGTACAAGCAGAAGCAAGACGAAGCGACATCGGAGGCAGAGCAAAAAGTTGGAAAGTCGACGGCTCAGATTATTTCCGACCTCGAAAAACAAAATGAAAAGCTCCGTGAGCGTGTCGAGTTGTCCAGACAGACGGGGATGGGACGCGCTGCTGCAGAGGGTGGCGACGCTATCGAGCGCATGGCTGAAACGCTGAAGAAGATCAACGCACTGAAAGCGCAGGGCGCAAATATTTCCGCAGGCGACGCGGTAGCACTCATCACCTACCAAGGTCTTTACGAGGAAATGAAAAGGGGTATCGAAGTCGGTAAGGAGCAGAAGGACGTGCTCGAAGCGAACAGTAAGGCGGCCGTGGATTTTCGCGAAAAGCTTACTGGAGTGAGTTCATCTTACCTTGCCGATTTGTCTGCTTTCAAACAGGCGCTCGACGATGGGAAAGTTACTCAAGAGGAATACGCGAAGGCCGTCACCAAACTTGCTACCGACACTTTCAACGGTTCGGTGGCAGGACAGGATTATGCTAAAAGTTTGGACATGGCCAGCGCGGCGATCACTCGGCGCGCGGAAGTCCAGGCGCTGCTGAACCAGCAACAACAGGAATACATTCAGTTCCTGAAAAACAGCGGGCAGATCGACGAAGAAGCTGCGATCAAGCGGACGACTGCAGCTCAGATCGAAGCGCTCGGAATTGAGCGGAGCGCGCTTTCCCAGCAGCTCGCGCTTACTTCGCGCAAGGCAGGAAGCGAAAAGGAGCAGGCCGACCTGATTGGAAAGATCGGTGCCATTGGCACAAAGGTTAGCGGTCTCCAGAAAAAAGAAACTCAAGATCTCTTCCTGCTCGAACAGCAGCGTTATCGCACTGCTGTTAACAATTCGGCCGACGTGATCGAAAAGGAGATGGACGAGCTGGCGAGCTTGAAGCAACAAACACAAGCACAGCTCGACTACAACGCACAGATCGGTTTGACCCAGAAACAGATTGCCGCGCTGACCGCCTTGCGTCTTGAGGAGGCCGCGGCGCGCAAGGATGCGGAAGCGAACACGGCCGAGGGGCTCGACTTGACGGGCGAGAGGGCTGGCCGTATCCGTGAAGAGGCCAAGGCGATCCGCGAGCGTGCTGCCGCTGTGGTCGATGGCGCGGCGAAGCAGGAAATCTACGACAGGACGCTCGACCAGGTAACTGCCATGGTCGACATCATGTCGGCTCTCGACGATGCGGCCCAAAGCGCGGCGCAAGGTATGGCCGATGCATTCGGCAGCGTCGGCACGGCAATCGGTGGTATGACCACGGCCTTGAGTGGTTACGAGCGCACTCAGGCGGCTATCGCAGCGCAGCTGGCGGCGGCAACGAAAGATGCCGGCGGCGACCAAACGAAAATCCAGCGCGCCAACATGTTGGCTGCCGAGGCATCGGCCCAAGCGCAAATCAAGTCGTTTGGCGACATGGGCGCGGCGGCAAAGGGTTTCTTCAAGGAGAATACCGCCGGGTACCGGGCGATGGAAGGGGTCGAGAAAACCTTCCGGGCGTTCGAAATGGCCATGGCGTTGTCCAACATGGCCCAGAAGTTGGGTCTGTTGGGTACTTATACGACGGCGGTTGTTGCTGGTAAACAGGCCGAGACGCAGGCTGCACTGGCGAGCGTCGCGCCGGAGGTGGCCGCAGCCCAGGCGAAGGGTATGGCAAATGCTGCTGCCGGCGTCGCCAACCAGGCCGGCGGTGATCCGTACACGGCATGGCCACGTATGGCAGCGATGGCGGCCGTCATGGTTGGTTTGGGGTTCGCAGTATCTGGGGGTGGTAGCAGCGTGAGCCTGTCGCAGCAGCGCCAAGCCGCGCAGGGCACCGGCTCTGTGTTCGGTGATAGCGATGCGAAGTCCGAGTCGATCAAAAACGTGCTCGACGCAGTTGAGAAGAACACATACCAAGACCTGGTCATCAACAACAGTATGCTGGCAACGCTGCGAAGCATCGACAGCAACATTAGCAGCTTCGCTAGCCAAGTCCTTCAAATCTCGGACATTAGCAATCCCACCGTAAATCTCAGTTCGAACAACGGCGGTGCGACGACGTTCGCGATGGGGGCAATATCCGCTGTCGCCGGTCCTGTTGGGACCATGATTGCGAAGATCCCGGTACTCAACAACCTGGTGGGGAAAATAGCTACCTCCGTCTTCGGCGGCAAGCAGAGCGTGGAGGACTCTGGCTTCGGCATGGACGCAGCTAGCCTGGCATCGATCCTGGATAGCGGTGCGCATGCGTACCAGTACGCCGACATCAAGACGTCCGGCGGGTGGTTCCGCGGCGATAGTCACGACGAGGAAACGAACCCGTTGAGCGCCGCTGCCAATCAGCAGTTCACGGCAATAATCACTTCGTTGGCAGGTGCTGTGAAGACGGCTGGCGACATGCTTGGTCTGTCAGGCGATGATTTCACTGCGAAGCTCAACAGCTTTGTGATCGACATCGGCCATGTGAGCCTGAAGGACCTCAAGGGCGATGAGCTGCAGAAAGCGCTGGAGTCGGTGTTCTCCAAATTGGGCGACGACATGGCGCAATCTGCCATCGGTGGCTTGCAGCAGTTCCAGCAGGTCGGCGAGGGGTATTTGGAGACCTTGACCCGTCTCGCGACCGAATACGAGACGGTCGATGTGGTGTTCCAGTCGTTCGGAAAGACATTCGGCACCGTCGGCTTGGCCTCCATCGGCGCGCGTGATCGGCTCGCGCAACTGGCCGGCGGGCTGGACAAATTCACCAGTCAGGGCGAGTACTTCCTGACGAACTTCTTCAGCGAGCAAGAGCAGGCCACGGCGCTGAGGAAGCGAATCGATCCTACGCTCGCACAGTATGGCCTGTCGTCTGCGGGAGAAAACGCGGCAGAGGCGTTCCGCGACTTCGTAGTCAGTCTCGACACGACGACGGCAGCGGGCGCGCAGGCGTACACCACGCTGATGACGATTGCGCCAGTCCTCAAGTCTATCGTCGATGCAGAAAAGAATGCGCTAGACGAACGGAAGTCCCTGCAAGACAAACTGGATGAGCTGACGATGACGTCAGCCCAGCTTCGCGAGAAGGAGCGTGCAACGATCGACGCGAGCAACCTTGCATTGTACGACCGCGTCTCTGCGCTTCAGGCTGAGAAGGACGCCGCCAGCGGCCTGTTAGGTGACGTGGGCAGCGCGTTCTCGGTGCTGCAGAAGGTAGCCGAACGCGAGAAAGCAGCGGTGCAAACCGTCGTCAACGCGCACACGGCCGCTGTGACGAAGCTGCAGTCGCTGTCCCAGTCTCTCCGCAGCACACTGGACAGCCTCAAGTCTCCGGAACAGAAGTTGGCCGAGCGCGCCGTCGGCCAGGCACAAATCCGCGCGGCGCTGGCGATTGCAAAGGCTGGCGGGGTATTCCCGAACGCAGATGATCTGAAAGACGCGCTGAGTGCTGTCTCGCAGGATGCGTCGAGCCAGTTCTCGTTGTACACGGATTACCTGCGTGACCTGTACCAGACGCAGAACGACATCGCGCAGCTGGGCGACCTCACGGACGACCAGTTGTCGGTGGAACAAAAAGCGCTGGAGGCCGCGCAGAGCCAGCTCGATCGTCTCGATGCCATTGTGGCGAACGGGCAGGCACAGATCGACGCGATCAACGGCCAGTCGGTCGCAACGCTGTCGCTCGCGCAGGCAATGGCCGGCCTGCAGGCCTCGCTCAGTTCTGCGCAGGCGAGCCCATACGTCACCGCGACATCGGGCATCAGCCAAGCCTACATGCAGCTGCTGGGGCGTGCGCCTGATGCCGCAGGCCTGGAGTATTGGCAGCAGGCAGCTGCTGGCGGGATGTCGCTTTCGCAGATCCGCGCCCTCATCGAGGACAGCGCCGAATACAAGAAGCTGAAAGGCGTTCCTGGGTTTGCAACAGGAGGCGATTTTGGCGGTGGCTGGCGCGTTGTCGGAGAGAACGGGCCAGAGCTCGAAGCGACGGGCCCGGCTCGTATCTTCAACGCCGGCCAGACGTCGGACCTGTTCGCGCGGCTCGCCAGTCCATCAAGCAACAACGATGCGCTGTTGGCCGAGGTGAAGACGCTGCGAGTTGCTATTGAGCGCTTGGAGCAGAGAAACAGCGCCGAGAACGTCGCCCAAGTGAAGCAGCTGCAGGCCACCGTCGATCTTCTCACGAGAGTGATTTACGGCGGCGAGTCGATTCAAACCAAAGTGGCGAGCTAAATCAAGATGATG